TCCAAATCTACTGGAAAACTTGAAGTGGAATCTTCATAGACCACCGTATTGCCCATTTCTCCAGCCAACACGGCACTGCCTGACAGTTTACGTCCGCAATCACTGTCAAGGTACCATCTTGCGCCTGTAGAGTCCTTTTCCTGTGGTACGCAAAAGTTTCTAAATGTTACAGTAACATCATTCGTTGCCATTAGCTTTGAGCCACCTGTCCCTGCGGTACTTGATATTGTGCAAAACGCATTGGCAGTGTCTGCAAGCCTCTTTCATATTCAGCTTTCAACTGATCATACTGGCGCTGGTATTGGTTGAATTTCAATGTGTTCTCCTGTATTTCCTTTGAAACTTCAGCTTGGTAAGCCTGCATTTCTGCGGTGTATTTTGCCAGTTTACTGTTATTTTCATTTATTACCGCTTGAGAAGCCTGTGTTGCATTTTGTATATCATTCTGATATTTTGTAAGAGAAGAAGAATCATTTAACTGCTTTTCCTGAACTTCTTTACTGACTTCAGCTTGATATTCCGCTACTTCCTGTGAAAACTTGTTTATTCTTGCAGAATATTCCTGTATATCTTTTTCCAGTGTTTTTGCATTGTTTTCTATTTGGGCCTGTATATCATTAGCCTTATTCTGTATATCCGCCTGTAAAGCCATGTCCGCTTCTTTCTGCGCATCAGCAGAATCAATGTCAGCTTGCTTTAATACTTCCTGTATCTCAATCTGCGCCTGTTGCTGAACCCTTGTAGATGCTACCTGAAGGTTCTGTATCTCTTCCTGTAGGGTAGATTGATACTTGGCATTTAGTTCATTAAACTCATTCAACTGGTTTTGAATATCACTCTGATACTTTTGTATCTTTTGTGTTTCTGTTGCTGACCACGCTTGAAAATGATTACCAAGCTCAATCTGATAACGAGATATATTTTGCTGATATTGCTGCACTTCTTTGTTCACGCGACTCTGGTAGTCCTCCATTCCTGCCCGGTACTTGTTTATCAAATCACTGTTACTACCTATAATGGCCTGCATATCCTGTATTGCTTCCTGTACCTGATGTTCCTGACTCCTATCTGCATTTCTTAAAGCTGTCTGAAGATCAATATCAGCCTGTTTTAAATGTTTATTGTTCTGGTGCTGCGCTTCTTGATACTTGGTATTCAATTCACCTTGATACTGTGCATTTTCTTCGTTAAATAGATTCAAACTATCCTGCATCGCTTGAACGTGCTGTTGCAGTATATTAGCCGATTCAGCCTGATATATCTGAATTTTTTTATTTGTACTCCCCTGCCAAGTCTGCACTTCCTTATTAATGTCAACCTGATACTTCTTTACATCTTCCGAAAAACGATTCATTGTTTGCACATAATCCTGTGTAGTCGCCTGCATTGACAGATCGCCTTCTTTTATATATTCTGTAGCATTGATTTGAGCCTGTTGAATCGCCTTTTGGAGTTCAGCCTGATATTCTGCATTGTCCTCATTGAACTCTTGCAGTGAATCCTGTTGTTCTGCCTGATACTTTTGAATCTTCTGTGCCTGTTCTGCTGCCCAATTCTGCGCCGAAGTAGACAATTCTAACTGATACAAAGCCAACTTCTGCTGATATTCCTGTACTTCCTTTGTCACTTCAGCCTGATACTCATCCACCTGCGCACGATACAAGGCAACTTCCTGTGAATAATCCTGTATTGCTGCTTCAAGTGTCTTGGCGGCGTTCTGTACATTAACATTGGTAGATTGACGCATTTTCTCAATAGAAGCCTGCGTTGATAATTGCATTTTAGACATAGCCGCCGCAGTAGATTGTTGCATCTTTGCAGTAGCCGCCGCAGTTGAATGTTGCATTTTAGATACCGAAGCCCCTGTAGACTCCCGCATCTTGGCTATTGAAGCAGAAGTAGACTGCTGCATCTTTGCTATTTTAGCGCTTGTTAAACTGCTTACACCAGCACCTTTGATAGTTGTATCAGCTTGGTGAGTTGCTATTGCCGCCTGTGTTAAACTTGCAATAGAAGCATTGTTCGTTGAAACATCATTTGCCGCATTAGCTATGGACGCTCTTGTGGCATCACCAGCTGTAGCAATTGATGCTTGTGTGGATTGTCTTGCATCTTCAATTGTGGCCTGCATTGCCGCTGACGCATCCTGCACTTCTGCCTGAAACGCATCAATAAAAGCTCTAATTTTCTGTAATTGGGCTTGTGCGAGTTCAACATCTTCCTCGTCCTCGATATATTCACCAACTATATTAAACCACTGCGACCAATTATCAAATTCAGCATCAGCTCCTACCGTCACATCAGCATCATTATCCATTACTGTCAACCCTCCGGTAGCAGTAGTAATTGTCGGCGTTGCATAAGCAGAGTCAGAGGAAGCTGTTGAGCTTGTACCAGCGGCATCCGTAGGTGCTTCTGTATCTGTTACGCCAGCAGCAATCCCCAACATTGCTGTATCTGTTTCACCAGTATACGCATCAACGGCAGTTGTTATAGAGTCAACCGCACCTGTTAAGCTATCTACCGCACCAGCAATCGAATCCTGTGCAACGACTATTGAATCTACAGCACCCGTAATAGCATCGCCAACTGATGCGTTAGAATAAGTTATGCTCGGTGTTCCCGGCGTATCAGGTGGTACGGCAGTTACTGATAATACTCCCGGGTCAGTTTCTGACAAACCACTTGTATATCCGCTGTAAGATGTCAAGCCAACAGGAACAATAGGTGCTGTATATACAGGCGGTGTTGCTGAAAAAATAATTGAAGATGTTGATACGCCTGAAGAAGATATGGAAGGCGCAATAGGTAACGATGGTGCTGTTGTTATCGTTGTACAATCCGGTATTGCCGGAATCTCACTTATTGCCTTGAATTGCTGACCGGCAGAGGTGCCAAAATCAATAATACCACCACTATTATAAGCCGGCAACGTTGCGTCGGTTGCTACTTGAACGGCGGACGTTACAACAGCAACAGAATTAACATCTGATATACCGCTATAACTTACGGTTGTTAATAAAGGACTTGCAGGTGGAACCGCATCTATGCTCAACGAACTTGGGTCTGTTGGTGACAAACCACTGGAAAATCCACTAAATGCTACTTGACTATAAGCCGATGACGCATTATAAGTTGGCGCATCATGAGAATGAACCGAAGCGGAAGCAATAGCCACAGTTGCAACAGCGGTACTGGTTCCAACAGTAACAGCGCCAACACTGCCAGCGCTTATACTACCTTCACTTATAGCGGTTACTGAAAAACTTGGCGCGGCAGGGACATCCGGCGGAACGGCGGTAACAGATAGATCAGTTATAGAAACTGACGGACTTGAGTAGGTAATTGCTCCAAGATCAGGCGCAGTCGGCACAGAAATAGACAGAGAAACCATGTTACTGTTCATCAGTCTTTGTAGGCATTTCACCGATCCGCCTAACACAACAAGGTGTTCATATTCGTCAGGGAAATTAGTAATTGAAGATCCGCTGAAAGTCACTGAAGGTTTTGTCACATATTCCACCTGAAAAGCATTTGGGCTTACGCCCGGGGACGGGTATACAAATACATGGCTGTTCTTAATAAGGTATACAGGTTCCGATGTGGATGGATACCACATACTATTTACATCCTGCACCCTGCGAAAATAAGACGGACTTACTTCTTTACAATCTTCATATTGTCCATCTGTACCATTTTCTCGGATTACATTAAGAACTAAACATTTTTCAACATTATAGTTAGCCGCTGTAACATCTCCTGAATTAACTGATGCAACCCATAAACACTCTTTCGGCAGAAGTGTAATTAACTCTGCCGCAGTATCTGTTAAACTATCAGTTATCAGTTGGGTGTCGCCAACCGATCCAATCAAGTCCTCGACCCTCGTCTGAAAATCAGCCATAATTACCTCTTAATTATTTATTATACGCCACCGTCATCTACAATAGCTGCTATCTGACAACTAACAGTACTTCCATGAACAGCATTTGGATATCCGTAAGTACCATCCATAGTAACAGCAATTGCATGAATAGACGCTAATGGGGTTGTATATGTTTTTAAAACCACCATCTCACCAGCGCCAATATAGATATTACCGGCCGAATTATAAGCTGCTGTCCCTGCATCAATTCTTATAGCAACACCATCAGTACTGGTAGTTGATATATTTTTAATAGCTATCCATGCTACATCATCATCTGCTACAACCGTAGTATCAGCGCTTCCTAAATAATCTCTATCAGCTATTAAATCAGCAGAAGTATTAGTTACTGCAACTTCTGCAAATAGCCATTTGTCGTTTGAATCTTTTGGTTCATAGACAGAACTACCACTCATAGTTGCTTTCACTTCATCCTGAAAGACCGATGCTGATAGGCTGCCTGTTGCTTTATCTGCCATTGTTATTTTCTCCTGTTATTGTTATTTGCCTACAAAGTCTTGTAGTGGTTGCGGAACAAGATCAGGCATTGCTTCTCTCGCCCTATCTGTTCCCATGTATTCATTTTCTAATGCTTTAGCCAGACCTCTATGGCCTGACCCTAATTGTAAATTACCATCTAAATTTATTAATTGTGCTACCGCACGATGTATAGCCGCCGGCAACAGTTGATCCGGAAGATCAATCCGGCTTGTATTGTCCGTTTTCGGCTCTGGCCTTGCGTAATAGAACACCCTGACAGTAGAACTGTCTGATGAAGGAGTTTTATTAAAGACTATTTTTACTGTATCTTCCTGCCATTTGCCGGCTGTAGCGTCAGCGCCATATCCTGAACTTGTATCTACTGCTACGGTAAAAGTATTTGCATCAACCACTGTAACCGCGAGTCTTTTACCGTTAAGCGCATTAACGCTTGTAGCAGTTAAATCAAGTCCAACTACTTCGCTGAAAATCGCAAAATCCCCGGAGTCAAGCCCGTGAGATGCGGCAGTAATTGAACATGGATTAGCTCTTGTCCCGGCAGTAAGGCTGCCGGATGTTGCGTCCGTTCTCAATGTATAGCCAATATTCGAAATTGTGTCCTCATCTGTACTGAAAAACATAACACTATCATCAATGTAAGGCACTGCTCTTGTTGAACCAGAGCCATCTACAAGTTCAACTTTAAAAATCTTATTAGACCGCTTTTCATCGGTCAGTACATACTCTTTCCCTGAAACTGAAAAACTTGCACGAACTGATTTTTTCACCAAACGCAATCCAATATTCTCCACTTCCTGATCAAAAAACATTGCTTTTAATGTTTCCGTAACTGGAAAACCAAGTTCCGCTTTACCGACTGCGGCGTCAATTAATTCGTATGCTTCTCTATATCTCATTATTTCTTTTTCTTTAATCTTTTCTTACGTTTCTTTTTCATAATCTTCAATGAACTGACAAGTTTTGTCTGCCCATCAGAAAAACCGGTTGCGCCAGTACCGTATGTTGTTTTATCAGGCATATTTTTTCCTTCTTTGTTGTTTGGGGGGCGGAAAACCGCCCCCACAAACAGTTTAACTGAAAGTAATCAGACTTATTACGAGAGCTTCAAAATAGCATGAGTTTGTTCATTCCGAGCTTCCGGGCCGAACTCCATCATCCATTCATCTGTTTGCCCATCACGACCATCTTTAACGATATCTCTGCGAAGTTGCATATCGCGACTTGCCAACGGACGAACTGCAAAGTTCGCCGGGTCAATCACAAGAGCATAATCTTCTAAAGCACCATTTAAGAGAGGGTGAGGAATAAAGTCTAATTCACCAACTGCGCCAACGAATCGACGCACACGAATACCAGCGACCTGTGAAGAATCACCAAGATCGTAGGAAGCCGTTGCTGCTGTTCCAGCTCCAGATCCCAAACGCACCATTGAGGCGAGTTTCTTCAGCCACTTGTTTGATGCAAACACTGTTTTACGCATTGAGCCATCAATCAGATCGTGGAATATGTATTCGCACGCACTGTCCAAATCATCCATTGTACCAGCGGAATAACCCACTTGTAAGTTTGAGTTACCGCGACCATCATTGGTCTGGACAAATCCTGTGCCAGCAGAATCGCCAATACCGAAACCTGCGAAGGTTCGTTTTGGATTTTCTGCTGTAGCATCGAGCGAATAGTCACCATTAGACAACAGTGCATATTCACAATCAACTTTGATTTTTGCCAGTTTACGTGCTTGAAGCCGAGCCAGTTCTGATCCGCCATAATGTTTTGAAGCATTGGCAGTTCCGGTAATGGTGTAAGGTTCACGGAAAATCTGTGTGCAGTTCTTTAGTCTGCGAACTTTTTTCCGTGTTTCTACACCAACTGCGGCACCTTCAGCAATTCCGGAAACTCCATTCTCTTGGATGAAGTAATCTGCATCCGCAAGGTTATGAAGACCAAAACCACTATTAGCGCCAGTCGGAGATATGTTATGACCGTAGTAAGCGGTCGCACTACCGGCATCATAAAATGCGCCAGCATTGTTAACATACGTTAGATTGATCCAAGCGTCAGAGTCACCTGTAAACAGGTCAACTCCATCAGCATTAGCTTCAATATACCAAACAGAATCACTGCCAACAGTACCTGTATGACAGCCAACGAATTGAGCAGCTTTGTGATTATTGGTATCACAGTCAACATTCACACCAACAGCCACACACAATACATGGGTGTTAGCTGTAGGCAATGTTGCCGTAGTCCCAGAAGTTTCTGTAAAAGAAACCGAATACACAGCGCCTGCTTCGAGGCCTTCCATCTGCGCTTGTCTATCAAAATTAAGAATAGATGCGCCGTTGTTGACCCCTTGCGTTCCTTCGTATGCTGTATCAGAGATAGCTGTTGTAGCCGAGTTAGCCCCGGTATCAAAAACATCCTGTTTGATTGTTCGCTTGATCATGTACTCATCTTCCATCCACTCAAAAATGGGGACGGGAGTTACAGAGCTTTTCAATCCGAAAATGGAAAGAATTGGTGTTACATCGGGATTGTAATAGTGAATTTTACTTCCAAGTTCCAGTACCTGTCGTTGCGAGTCATCGGTGAATTGCAACGCTGTACCAGTACCATAAGTAGTAGCCATTATTATTTCCTTTTGTCAGGAGTGTAAGAATTAGAAAACTGCATTATACCATCCATAAACTCATTTGTTTCCTTATCTGACGAATTAAGTGGAGAAGGTGTAACTCCGCTGACACTCGCAAGGCTCGTTCGACCTCCCGAACCGGAAGATTGAGTATTGGATAGTTCATCCGGTACAGTTTTCTCTTTTCTTTGCTCACTCATGTGACGCCAGATATTGACAAGATTTTCAGGTGTAACAATCTTGGGATCATTAATAAAATCCCTGTACTCCTGAATATCAGTATTTGAAAGTCCAAGATTTTGCAATACCTTTTCTTCAGCCTGTACAGCTTCTTTAGCCGACATTTCCTGCCGGAAACCGGCAAGTTCTTTTCGGGCTTCATCTGCTCCCAAGCGAACAAGGTACTGATCATAAGCCTGCCGATACTTCTGTGAAGAAGAATCTTCGATATTTTCCTCGTAGGGATCATAATCTTCCGGTTTATCCGGTGGCTTGGTTCCTTGACTTACACTACTGATCTCATCACGAAGTTTCGATACAATTTCCGGATTTTCATGCAGGAATGTGTCCAGCTGATCCAATTGCTTGTATCTGCCGTCCCTATCCCCTAATTCGTTTGTTATACGATCCTTCTCACTTTGCAGTTGTTTATAGGATTCAGCCAATTTATCACGGCCTTCCGGGTCATCCCGAAATTTGTTATCAATCAGCCAGTTTTCCTGTTCCTGCGCAGTCATCTGCCGCTGTGAGCCAGCACTTTCTTCAACAGAAACATCACCATCAACCTGATCTTCATCTGGAGAGCTTTTGCTGATTCCTTTATTAAACTCATTCAATGTGTCTACCATAAAGTCACCAGTTGGGTTATCTCCAGCTGTTGGTTCTGTTACCTGTGCTTGTTCATTAGCCATTCGATGCTCCTTTTTTTGTGCGGTTATCCACGTGCGGGAGCCGCTGTTTCAGAGTTAATCTCGTTTAGAACAGAAGATGCACCCTCTTTAACCTTTTTTGAGGCATCTCTCTGTCTCGCTTCTTCAAGTTTTGCGTTCGCCTTAACATTGCTCAAAGCCTGTTGTACTGGCTTGGTGGCTTCGGCAATTTCCGCCCTCATATTGGCGTGGAAAATTTCTCTTTCGCGGGTTTGCATATCGCCCTGCAGCTTTTTGAGCTGTTCTTCCATTTGTTCAACAGCACCGCGTAGCTGCTGAATTTCACTATGTCTGGAAATAAGGGACGCTTTATCCATATCACCCTGCATATTCATTATCACCTGTGTGCGGTCATATATACCGGCATTTAACAATGTCAAGTCCCGCTGTAGATCGGCGGCTGGTGATTTAGCTCTTGTACTGCCGACCACAACTTTTACATCAACTTTTGCAGACTGTACATCATACATTCGCATTACTGCCCCGGTCTTATCGTCAATCACCGGTTCATTCAGCATTAATTCTTTTGATTCACCGTCCGGGTTAACGACTCGTAGGATTCTTTGTGTATTATAGACAGAAGGCATCCATTCCTGCGCCACTCTTGCTGCCCGGGTGATCATATCGTATATCGGCAGGATTTTCCAATTTTGTTTTCTTGCCACCGCCTCATCCACGATTTGCGCTTCGCCCACTGAACCCGGCGCATCCGATGCTGAACCCTGCAGGTATTTATATGCGCCGAAGACCTGCTCAATGTCCATCTCATAGCGTTGTTTTTCTGTATACAGCTGACTACTTACGGAGGGCGGAGCGAACTCTTTAATCTTCTGCTCCCTCAAAGCACCCGGATTAACCCGAATTAGCGCATTTGGAATGTGCCACTTGTTAACTTCACCCGGATCTATCGCCCCGTCCTCGTAAAGCAGTTTAAAATTTGTTGTTGCGCTGGTATGTGATATTAACAGCGCCTCTGTTCTATTGAGCATCCGTTGCGGTGATTTTGAATGGCGCACATCGCCGGACGGATACGGTGTAGATGTATGTTCATTGCAGGCTGGTATAATAGGATATTTTGTAATTGGCAGGACTTCATCGTATATCAGCTGGTCTCCGAACAGAGCCACTTCGCGGATATGTTTTTCATAGACAAGTTCTTCCATAATGACATTTTCTTTCACCAGTTTGCCATAGCGTTCGTCTTTTGCCATTTCCTTATAGCCTTCGCGGGACAATTTCTGTGATTTGCCGGTATTAACGTCGGTAATCATCACCATTGGCACATTGACTTTACTGAAGCGCACATATTTACGAACCATTTCCTGATGATCTTTACCCACATCGTCCCTTGTCCACACCTGATCTCTGGAATATTTTCCGGAACCCTGCTCATTGACTTCGTAATCTTCTCTTGCTTCTTCGATTTCTTTTTCATACTGCGGGAACACAGAGATCAGTGATTTCTTGGTATGCAGGTCGGAAAATATCATTGAAGATGCGTCTGAAAAATCAGACAGCATTGTATTCGGATCAACAAATACGGATTCCGGCGATAACCGCCGCACCCGGACACCGCCTTCGCCACCGTCGACATTCCAATCGGGGAAAACATAGAAATAAGAAAGTCCTTTTACAATAAAATCTTTACAGGCTTTACGAAACTGCACGTCTCCATTTGATTCCCGCCATATCCAATCGAGCATCTGATTACAGACGAAGGCCATATCGTTATCCGTTTTACCGACAGGGCGCACATCCCATTCAGGGGAAGCCGCCGCTATGTTTGCCAACACAGTCTCAACTGCCGGCCTTATTTTGTTATTAGCCTCCGGCGGCTGTCCCACAGATTCAAGATATTCTTTTTGGGTATCTGTCAGTTGGTTGCCGAGATAAAAATCTTCATCTTCCGCCATTTGGTAACGCCATTCTTCGCCGGAAGATTGGAATAATTTATAATCATGCCATACGTCAGTATAGTCAACGTCTGGAAGGTTTAATTTTTTTATATTAATTGCCATCAGCTATAGAACAACTGACCGGTTTCCCAATCAGCCCTTATTTTACTTGTATCCGGTTCGACCCACACGCTGTCTTTGAGTTGCAGGTTTGGTTTCCACATATCGTCCAGCGCCCAGCGCAGTGCATCGAGTGTATCTTTTTTAGATGATCCTGTTTCCTTAAACTGCAGCAGTTCATCGATGAGGTCAAAGTGTGTTTCTTTAACAAAGACAGCTTTTGATGCAAAGTACGGCTGCATTTGTTTAATGCGGTAGAATTTATTTTTAATAGCCTGTTTAGGGTTAATATTCAGAAACCGTCCAGATTCCTTACTGCGCCGCTGGATATAGTCAGCCAGCATCACATGGCCTGTTTCCTCAATTTTGATTGCCCGGGGATTATAGATATCAGACATAGCAAATATACGATCTGCGCCGTCCATTGGTGACACCTGTCCGCGGAAGTAGTCGATTACATAGATATTAAATTCCGGATCGACTGCAATAGTCATAATTACAGTATAGTCAGCTTTTTTATTTTCCGAGGAAGCTGGGTCAACGCCCATAAAAGTGTTAACAGGAACTTTTTCTTTGCCTTCTTTAGATATTTTCGTAACATAAGATTGACCGTTTTCAAAGGTATAGAAGCCATCCCAATACTGAATATCTTTTTCTTTGAATATACGAAACGCATCATCCATAGGAATATTCTGATATTCCTGATAAAAATAAGATACATGGCCTTCGGAGGCTAACCTGTCTTTTTCGGCTTTAAGCCATTTGTACGGTCTATGCTCCTTCCATAAAACTTGAACTTGTTTGTTCTTTTTATATTCTTTGCCGGATGCGGTAAATATACCTGCGCCCACATTTTGTGGGATTGCCTGATAGAACCGTGTTTTCCAACCTTTAACGATTCGCTCTCCAGCCTTACTGTATGATCTGCGACCAGCAATCCGGTTTAAATACGAACTGTCGTCGACAATAGTTCCGATAAAGCACAATTTAGCGTCTGTAGAGCCGGGGATTACAGCAGCATTAAACCAGCGTCTGAATTTTTCCCTTGACATCTCGGTCATCGTATTTGATTCACCTTCGCCGTCATCGACTATGGTTAATGTAGGTCTATATGGCCCATATTTCAAACCTCTAACTTTTTGACCGGTACCGCGGATCAATATTTTACACATTCCGGAGGGTTTGCCAAATTCATCAAAGCCGGTGATAACTTCTTTTTCTTCTTTTCCCCAAGTTTCGCCCATTCTATTGCCAAAATATTCATGCAGTTTTTTATTATACTCAATTTCATTGCCAATAGCTTCCAGCAGGTATTTGGACTGTGTTTCCGATTCGGAGATTAAAAGAACAAAGCGTTCTTCGCCAAAGAGCATTTGGTGCAGGGGGTAAATAAATGAGACGAGGGTAGTTTTAGCGTGTCCACGGGGGGCGACCACCGCCATTTTGTCGCCCTGTTTCAAGTGCAGGAGTTCATTAAAGATTTCCTTATGGAATTGCGGTGATTTACATCTCATGTGGTAGTGCATAGTGTTATTTTTTTCACCAAAAAGCACTTCAGCGAAGAAGAAAGGATCAAGATACATCCTTTGCAGTATTTTTTTGCGTTCAAGATCGGGCGACATTATCGTGATTTTTTAATTCAGACAATAGATTTTCAAGTTCCTCTATTTCGTTCAGCATATCGAGTATACAGGCTGTGATTGCAGGTGAAATGCTGTATGTATCACCTTCAATGCAAATAAACCCAACACGAATATTATCAATATCCTCTTTAAGTTGAATTGATGTTCTTTGTTTCTGTTCCACTTGAGCCATTTGTGATAATATCCACTAATTCTTTATCCGGGAGCTGTTTTTTATGCTGTGCCAGCAGCTTCTTATCACCATCGGAGAGCATAAATACAGTTTGTTCTGTTGTATTTTCCTTTTTTTCAACGTGGCCCATGATATCGCTCACCCTGTTCAGGGCTTGCAGGCGTGTACTGGCAGGTGCGCCACTATCCTCAATAAATTTCTTGTACTTTTTTGCAACATATTCATCATCAATACCGACTAACTCCAAACGCTCTTTCATTTTTCCTGCCATAACTTCTTTCACGCTATCCTTTCGTAGTATTGCCATTGCCCGACGAAGTGAGCTTGACGGATTATTGTCGCAATAAACAGACATATAAGCATCGATAATGTGCGGAATCTTCCACAAACCGCGTTCATCAGGCTCATAGTTGTCCATAAGCTGCTGAATGAAAGCGCCCTGTAGCGCAGTAGGCTTAACATTCCTGACCAAGCCTTTTTTATACCTGATATCCCACTCGTAATCGGGCTGCCTGCAAGCAAAAATTGACCTTCTGTATGTGGGTGTTTCACCATATCCAGTCCGGATTAAATAAATATCCTTTTTTCTTCCTGTGTCATATTTCCGCCTGCCTAATACCTGTAAAACTATTCCGTCATCCGCAAGAATCCAATCATTCTTGGAAGCCTTACGCCAATCCTTGCAGTGTTTTATGCCAAGATCGTCAGCCTCTGAAATTCTGTAAACCTCAAAAGTTTTGTTGCGACATTGTACTTGCACTTTCAAATGTACACAATAATTATATAAAAGTTTCATAGTTTTCTTACGCGCGCGCTCTTTTACTTACACTATGCTTACTACATATACATATACATATACATATAGGGAGCCTTTCACTAACCCTTTACTTAACCCTTTATGAAAGGCTTCCGGGAAGGGTTCTTTTATAGAAGAAGAATAAAGGCTTAACCCAACCCTTAAAATATAAAAATGATACCATTATGATATCGTTTCCTATTTACCGCAAAATTTAAGGAAAAAAAATCGCCTATTCACTGTATTTTATACTACAATACTACTATTTCCACAACTTGATGCCTCTTTTTGCAATATCAAAATTAACTAAAAACTACTCGTAAAATCTATGGGAGCTTACTACAGTGCGAGCCGGGGGGTGCAAAGCGGAAGCCAATCTGCGGATTTCGTTGAGCAGATAAAACGCTTTCCCGGTGTGTTAGTGTGCCGGCCTGCCTGATCCGGGCCAGATTCACAGACAAACAGCCGGGGATCTGTCGCGCTTCGGTTGGTAATACTGGACACACTGGCCACCGCGCCCCGCTCAGCTGGTTTAGGTGGTGTTTTGTCGTCCTGCGATCTGTTTTTATTTTGTGGTGTGCTAATGGTGGCCGGTGTTATATTGTTTTTATGGATTCGAGCCAGAAACCACACCGAGAGCAACGCACCCCCGGAAAGAGCCGACCAATTACGGCTATATCTGGCCCAATCCCCGACAGAATACACCAACAAAG